GTAAAGACCTAATTCAGATGACCATCTTGCATACATCGCGCAGTATCCTTACGGCCATGGCGGCTACCTGAACAGCTTCCTCATGTATTGCAATGTCTCTGTCTGCGCCGTACCTCATCTTCACGGCGTCCCAGAGCTCGTCCACTTCCCCCATCATGACGGCGTAACCTTCGTGCGCGTTTTTGAAGTCGCCGAACTTCATGGTGGCGCGATCGAGTTCAGCAGCTACCTTGCGTAGCAGCTTTTCCTCCTTCGTATAGTTCCAATCGATATTGCGAAGTTCATATAGCATGGTTACGGCTTCGTCCAACAGCCCCTTCACCGAGCCGATGTCTTCTGCATCCGCTACCCTTGCCTGCAAATCCTGAAGCTTGTTCCAATCAAAAGCCATGTCAGTCCCTATCCGCTACGATGAAGCCCTTGAAACGTGGATCGATATTCTGCATATTCATCCCCGTTCCTAGTATCGTTTGACCAGACGAAAGCCTTCCAAACTTTGTGCCTCGTGGGTTCCAGCTGCAACGCAATCGCCCGTCAGCATCATAGGCGACCTCGAGATATGTACCTTCGAGTTTACGCAGCCCTCTGATTTCTTGCACCAGCTTGGCTTCCGGCCAATTAGTGCGGCGATAAATTCGCGACATCGCTTTATCATCTGTCGTTATTCCTCCAGTTTTGTTCTTATAAGGTTTAAGGCCCTTATGATCGTAGAAATACTTTGCGCATTGTTGCGTCGATCCAGGATTAAACTCATAATCAGCCACCTCTCTAAGCTTTGACTCGAGTTCCCCAAGCCTCTCTTTGATCTCCACCTTAGTCTTCTCAAGAGCCTCCTTGTCGATTTGCACGCCGTACATCGACATAAACAATATTGGCTGGGCCAGCCTCGCGTGTTTCCAATATGTCTCCCACATGTCGTTTTCATCTAATTCCTTCGCGATAGCGATCCAGTCTTCGTAGGCTACAGCGCTATCCTTCCCATTGTAATTCCAGAACTGTGGAAAATCACCCCCCTCATCTTTCCACATCTTGCCCTCATCTTTCCAGTATGGCTCACGGGTCAAGATGGAGCTGATCAAATCGAGGCCCTTATTGAACTCAGGATAAAGCACACTCCAGCCTATCATGGTGTCCAACATGGGACCGCGCGCATGGATCTTCATGCGGTTCATCAGAAATACGATGTCGAAGCCTATCAGGTTCTGATTAATCTTCGTAACCGCCTCGTCGTGCATCAACTCTGAGTAAGCGCGCCATATTAGCATCTCATCGCTTTCGCTCCAGTAATCACCGCCTTCGCAAGTGAAAGGAACAACCAGCGCTTCATCGGGCGAGGTAGCCAGCGAAAAACACGAGATTTGATGATTGACAACTTCCAAGTCAGTAGCGAACTGTCCTGCTTCCTTACAATGGCGTATATAAGATAGTACTTGCGCCAATGAGGGGCGGATGTGGATAGTGCGTTTTGGCAAATCAAGGAATTTATTCTGCCGCTCTTCAGCGGCTCTCCTCATATCATTGATGATAAGGTATCGCCACAAGTAGACACCGTGGATAGTGGCAGCAGGATGGACAGTAGCGACCACCTTCTTCGAACCAACAGACTCTAGTCCTTGCAGGATCGAGCCGCGCCACTTCATTATCTTGCTTGAAATACCTGTACATAGCTCTAGGCTCTGTTGGCCAAGTGCTAAGATGCAGTTCGCGCCACTGTTTCTTATTCGCTCTAACGTCGACTGCGCTAGCTCGCGGCCACGCTGCGTGATACCGCCATTCTTGCCTGTTCCCCAGAGTATTGGTCCTCCCTTATACTCACGGATTATGCCAGAGGGATCAGTGTGAACTGGCTCTTCCCATATGTTCAAGATATAGCAATCGTTACGAACTATCCCAGCCGTATTCATGCATTCTTTAAGCACCTGACCGGATGGACCAACGAGGGGCTTCTTCAGCCGCACCTCGGCATAGCTGGGAGCTTGGCCCAGGATCAACAACTTGCTATTGGGATCGCCATCTTCATATGGTGTCGTCATACTTAAATATCCGATCGCCCGATATGACCGATACAGAAGGGAAGCAGGACCCAAATGAGTACGGGTTCAATCATTGCTCTTGTTCTCCAAACTCTTCAGATACCTTTCGAAGGAACCGAGATTTATTTTTAGCTGATAGGTCCCATCCAAATCCTGTGTGTCCAAGTTTGTAAGCAGCTCGGAGAGTTGCACCCGATCCGAGAAAGGGTACAAGACACGTCGATCCAGGGAATAAGATCGTTCGGAGAACTTCCTCAATAAGTTCAACCGGGCGTTCTGTTCGGTGAATCTTTTTGCTCGGAGCAAGCGGTGAAAAATGGAAGACATTGCTTCTTCCTGACACGGCCATTCGGGGCACGCCCTTGCGCGCCAGAAAAAATGGCTCGTAACAACTAGCCAGCGCAATATCGGGCTGCGCCGTTTGGCCCACAGTTCCCTTATACCATATTGCCGGAATTGGATTAACTTTGAAGCCTACCTCAATCAATGTATCAAATACGAATTGATGCCACTGCTCGCCGTACCAAAAGATCGCAAAGCTATTATCTTTCAGGATACGATGGACTTCCGATGCAAGTTCCTTGAAGAAGGAAGGATACTCATCTGCATCAATCTCATTATACTCATCGTCTGGTCCGTCTTCAGCGTTTCGATCTTTGCGATCATTAAGGTCAATTGCGTACGGAGGATCGACCTCAGCAAAGTCCGCTTTTTTCGCCTTCGTGCCCTGCATACCAGTGAAGGCATCCCCCACATTGAAGTGCTCTTCAGCCCATTTCGGCGCGTGCTTGATCTTCTCAGGTGTCTTTGACCGTATGTGATGCAGCACCGCTTCCTCTTCGAGCTTCTTAAACTCCTTCCATGCGGCGTCCTGTGTTTCATGCTCGGCAAGTTCTGGCAATAGCGTTAGGGCTTCGGCTAACTGAATGCGTTGATTGACGGAGCTCTGCGCAACCCCACGCATCTCGGCTTGATCACGTTGAGTCCAGCGACCAAGCTTCTCCATCTGCAAGTCGTAGATGGCCTTTTCGAGCCGCGCCTCCTCGTGCCAATGCATCGGCTTTCGTCGGATATTCTCCTCAAGTTCAATCTCTAACTTCTGCACCTTACCATCGACGAAACGAACGGCAGCCCAGATCGTCTTCCACCCCAGCTGCTTAGCGCCAAGTGTTCGGCGCTCCCCAGCCAGGAGGTAGCCTTCTTGATCTACGACGATAGGCTGTATCTGTCCCTTTTCCTGTAGGCTCATAGCCATTTCTTCTATGTCGCCTTTGTCCACACGGAAGCGATCTTTTATTTTAATTTTTTCAACAGGAAAATCGAACACGTTCTCGATGCGTATTGCCACATCAGTCTCCCATTAGCTTTGTCAACTGTTCAGGCGTCATCGACGCCAGTAGTTTCTCAGCCTTGTCCCTGGCGCTGTTGCTGCGGGCAATGCGTTTCTTTCTGTCTGTGGTCTTCTCTTTCCTTACCCTACGATCCTGTCTGACTTGACGGACCTTGGCTCGAAGCTCATCCTCCGACAAATTATTTAAGTTACCAAACAGTCGAGTGACACGATCCTCCGACTGATCATTGATCGAATTTTGATCAGGACTATTATCGGTCATCGAGAGCATCCACCTCAACCAGTTTAAAGCGCCCAGCAACAACCGCACCCAACATTGCCTTTGTCGCCGGCGGCTCTATCCCCTCCATTGCATTGACGAGCAACGATAGAACCGAATTCAGCAAGTGGTTACGAAAGCCATGAGGGACCTTTCGATCCAACTGCTCGTAGAGTTCATCATCTACAGTAAGGGTTATTCTCTTCATCTCAACTCCATAGGGGTGCCCAGCCGAGGCAAGAGGGAAACCCCCGGCTGGGCGACGACAGGAACGGGGGGAACCTGTCGTCATTTCACGTCGATCTAACGGGGGGCACGTCGACGTGAAACTTTAATCCTTCAGACGGGGCAGGATCATCCTGTTCCGATTGACATCATCGTCGCCGACCTCCTGCACTACGCGAATGCCCCGCGCAGTGGCGCCAGGAAGATCAGACGCATCGAAGTCCTCCGAGACGTTGAACGCCGTACAGAAGCGTTTGATCTCGATCTTGCGCATCTCGATCTGCTGATCGTCGTCATCGTCCGCCCAGCTCAGCAGGAAATGATTGAACGGAGGGGCATCCGTCCCATCATCGAAGCCGATAAGCAGTTGGACCATATCACGGCCCTTCTTGCTCTCCTTCTCCTCGGCCTTCAAAATCTTCAGATCGTACTCGCCCTCCGGCGCCGGTTTACGCTCCTGGACATCTGCCAGACTCTCTTTGATAAACGGCATTTACCTTGCTCCCTTGAGCAGTTTTCCTATTCCATACTCTTGCGCATTCTTAAAGCTCTTTATCGTTACGTCTTCATCGCTTTTGAGTCCCTTTATGCTTGACCTGATTTCCTGTAGCCCCCGACTATCGGGAACCGTCCTAATCATATACTTACCATCTTCGACATACGCCTCCCAGACGTTGGTGTGCGAGAGAGGTAGCATATTACGCGCCTTGCCGGGTAGCATAATCTGCGTAACAATCTTCTTTGTCTTATCGTCTTGGTACTGAGTAAGGTGACCAGTAGCGAATATATTAGTATGTAGCCCGCTGATGCTATTGAAAACATCGCTAAGCTTGCTGCCAACCACCCTATAATCACCAAGATCTTCAATATCACCATATCTATTGTTTATATAAAGTTGACGATCCATCACAGACTTAGCGAGAAACGTCAGGCTATCGAAGATAACCCAGTCGTACTCCTTGATCTCGCCTTCGACGAATGCGTTGAAGTGGGCTAGCCAACGTAAGTAGAGCGTCGGCTCTTTCTTGCTAGCAGGGGCGTCGCTCTTGGCGCCCTTATTGAAACCTTTGAGAGTGCTGTCCAGCTCCAGGATGTCCGGGAGCAGTTCGACTACGTCGCAGTCAGGACAGCCTTTTAGTGTGGCCATCGTGTTCGGGTCGAACACATAAGCGAACT